GGTGGTGGTGTCACAATCAGCGCAAGCGGTGGCGGTGATGATTCAGCGGGTGGTGGTGATGATTCAGCGGGTGGTGGTGATGATTCAGCGGGTGGTGGTGATGCTGGTGTGGGTGGTGAGGTAGTTAAAACCTGAAATTCTAAAGTATAATCGGTGTTGGAACCTAACTGCTGTACCCTCACTGTATAATTGCCAGAATTATAAGGAGATGCTCCGCTCAAAATTTCTTGACCTATATTTCCATCTCCAAAATGTTGTTGTGCTAACATCAAATTAGGATTGTTTCCCGAAGTCCATGCACTACCAGTTTGTATGCCTAACCAAGCAATATTGTCAGAAGAACTGTAACTTCTAAGAAAAATCTTATCTAATATCTGATTTTCCCCTACAAGGAAGGTAAAATAATCACTATTTCCACCTACAGATGCAACAACTAAGCCGTTACCGTTATTCAAAGTTGCAACAGTTGGTGAATCCGCAGAATTAGAAAGAGTTCCGTTTATGCTTTCATTCCAAATAGTATATGCTGAATTATTGAGAGTCTCTGTAGTTGTAGTTGTAAGTGTAGCGGATTTTTGATGTGGAGTGTTGTCGTTTTGCAGTATGAATTCACCTGCTTCGCTTTCATACACCAACACTTGCTTGGTGGAAACAAAACTGGTTATGTATGAGTCTTTGATAGAAACGATATTGTCTACTACCACATTTATTACTGTGTTAGTGGTATTTTTATTTCTCGTCCAGTATTTTGTTTGATTGTTCATTAGGAAGCGTAGAACGAGAATGTCATACCCGTACCAGTGTTATGTGGTGCAAACGCCGCAGAGTAAGCGGGGTAGAATACCTTGATTTTGTCAATGTTGTCTACTTCAAAGAACATCTCATCACCGTGATACAGAGTATATGATGCGTAACCTGATGTTGCTCCCCATATTGCAGCATCCGCTTCTGAAATAACACACATAATTTCATTCTGTGATGCGTTTGCTCCCGTGGCAAGCCTAGAAGCCTTGATGCGAACTCCATTAGAACAGGTGTATCCGTGTGCTGCACCGCCTTGATGACAAAAATGTGTTAGGTTTTGTGGGCTGTTTGTAGCAGAGACTGTTCTCGCCAAGAATTTTGATGGCTGTTTATTGCTTATAACACTTACTGCCACCGAACTTTGTGTACTGTAAGTGGTTCCATTTGGAAGAATGGATCCCTTTATTGCCTGTATATTTGCGCCAAGGTTATCCCTGACAAGGCTGAAAATGGAGTTTTTGTCTTGGAAATCGTTTGCACCAACACTTTGAATGTCGGAGTACAGTGCCTTCTTTACTGCTGCCAAGAAGTCTGTGTTGTTCTTGACATTGGTAATGGAAGAGTTAATGGTGTCGGTTTGTGAAGTAAAGTTTTCTAGTTCAACAGGCAGAAGTCCACCGCTGTATCCCTTTACCTGAACTGGATCGCCGCTTGTGCTGCCTGTGACCCAAACACCTGAAAGGGCAAAGGTGCTGCCCTGTACGTGAACTGGAGCGTTAGCACTGGTGGTAATACCCAGCGTGGTTCCGAATGTTGCACTCGCAGACACAGTGAAAGTGATGCCACTGTTCACCATGAACACGTTCATTGCGGCTGCACACCAACCAGCACCTGTTACCCCGCCAACGCGAGTGGGATTTGTGCCTATGAGCGCGTTCACATATGTTGGAACTGTAGCCTTGCTGTCGTCATCGCTTGCGCCTACACCGTATACAGTAACCGTGTCTGTTGCGTACGCTAGGTTGCGGATATCCAAGTCGAATGCGGTGACGGTAACACCACTAATTCCAACGTCGAATGATTTCACATTGACATTGAGTGCGTTGTTGTCTGAATAAATGGGTGATGCGGTTGAACCAGTGAATCCAAACAGTCCTACGGAAACTGTGGATGCGGTGCCTCCACCGTATACAGTAACCGTGTCGGACACAGCAGTTAGTCCTCTGATAGAAACGGTGGTGAAAGTTACACCGATTGCGGTGGCACCCGAAACACCAAACACTCCCAAATTGGAGAACGAAGAAACTGTTACGGGTAGGCTTCCGCTGAATGTGATTCCTACTGGGTATCCACTAGAAATACCTTGCACCGCCACATAGTCAATACCGGCGGTTATTCCTAGATCGTATCCAACGGTTCCTCCGTAAAGGGTACGAATATCTAAATCGGTGGCAACAGCAGTTACAGTACCAGTTACACCTACTGCCTCTCCTCCTGCGATACCTTCAATCTGAATGGCGTCTCCGGTTTGCCCCACAATAACCGTCTGTAGCCCGTAGTACACACCAGTGGTGTACTCGTATCGCCCCCATGCGCCGCACAAACCAACCGGTAGCGGAGTGTCGCTGTTGATGTTCGTTACATTGTCACCTGTTCCATAGACAATCTTGACTAATTGGTGATGTGAGTTGTTGACAAAATCACTGGCGATGGTATAAGTAATTCCGCTAGTGACAATGTTGTAGGTGTCGCTGGTTGCTCCCATTTCTTTCTCCGTTGAAATCTCGTGGGGTGTGTTTCAGATAGATACTCTACCTATGTATGTAAAAAATGAAAGCAAGCAAAACATGGAAACAGTAATGAACATACGGTTCGCCCGAGAGGTAGAGAACCATGTGAAGCGGTTTGGGGTTTCGTATATTGATGCTGTGATAGCCGTTTGCGAACAGTACGGTATAGAACCACAGGTGGCTGCAAAGTTCCTCAACAAGCCTATTATTGAGAAAATCAAGGCGGAGGGACAGGAACTAAACCTGCTTCCAAAAAATACCAAACTGCCTGTTTGATTGTTGACAGACAGTAATCCTCCGCTATCTTACCTACATAACTGGTGAGCGTTTGGGTATTGGCATCCACACACTTCACACAGCGTACACACCGTAATACAATAAGGAGACAAAATGGGATTCAAAGACCTAAAGAGCGCGTCAAAGTCCATGTATCAGACTTTGGCAACCGAAATGGAAAAGATGGCAAAGAAGTCAGAGTCGTACAAGGACGACCGCTTTTGGAAGCCAACTCTAGACAAGATGAACAACGGCTACGCCGTGATCCGCTTTCTTCCTCCCGTGGAAGGAGAGGATGTACCGTGGGCGCGTATTTGGCATCACGGTTTCCGTGGTCCGGGTGGTTGGTATATTGAAAACTCATTGACCACCATCGGGCTAAAGGATCCGGTTTCTGAAATGAACTCGGAGTTGTGGAACACTGGTTCCGACAAGGACAAGGCTATTGCCCGTGACCGTAAGCGCAAACTGTCGTACATCTCCAATATTCTTGTAGTTTCAGACCCCAAGAATCCCGAGAACGAGGGTAAGGTGTTCCTGTTCAAGTACGGCAAGAAGATTTTCGAGAAGGTACAGGAAGCCATGCAGCCCCAGTACCAAGACGAAACGCCCATTAACCCGTTTGACTTTTGGAACGGTGCGGACTTCAAACTGAAGATTCGTCAGGTGGACGGGTATGTGAACTACGAGAAGAGTGAGTTCGCTGTCCCCAGCCCACTTGCGGGTGGCAACGACAAGGAACTGGAAACCATTTGGGCAAAGCAGTATCGACTGAAGGAGTTCACTGATCCAAAGTCTTTCAAGTCGTACGACGAACTAAAGGCACGCCTGCTGAAGGTTCTTGGTGACGACATTCGTGCCAGTGTGGGTGAGTCGTACTCGCGCGGTGGTGCGGAATCAGCAGCAGTGGAGTCGGAAGACGATGCGCCTCCTGTTCGTTTGCCCAAGCGTAGCCCTGCTCCCGAACCAAAGAAGTCTGCTGTGCGTGTGGATGATGAAGGCGGTGAAGCAGACACCGAGGATGCTCTGTCGTACTTTGAAAAGTTGGCAGAGGAAGAGTGAACCCTCTACATCCCTTTTGAGAGAGGACGCCGAAAGGCGTCCTTTTCTTTTATGCAGGCATAATTGAACCCATTTGGAAAGCCTTGATTGTGGGTTCGTTGTTTCGGATGCGTAGGTCGTCGTTAAAGTTGTTTGTCACATTGTTCACGTTGGTTCTTGAGTTGTTTGTTGCTACAACCGAAGAGTTTGCAGCGGGGGTGCTTGCTGTTGCGTTTGCCAGTTCTGAACGAGCAGCACCAGCAGCCATAGTCTGTCTGCCTACTTCACTCCCTGCACCTGATGTGGGTGCCACCGAGCCTTGGTATCCAGCCCCATTAACCGCTCCAGTTTCGTTTGAGGCTGATTTTTCTCCATCAATCGGGTTTGCTCCGCCATCTTCAACTGAAATAAGACTACCCAAACCAGGAATAGATTCCACCAAGTCGTAGATTCCTCGTCCACCAAGGGCTTCGCCAAGTTGTTCGCCCAACCATCTGCCCAACCACGCTCCACCCATACTACCAACAATGCCTCCAATTGCAGTTCCTGCACCAGGCACAACAGAGCCAAGGGCACCTGCAAGCACGCCCCCGCCTATGCTTCCTAGTGCTCCACCTATTGTTCCTACCAACTGCTTTCCAATCATCTCTTTTTTCTCGTCAGGAGACAGATTGGGGTTGCCTTTGGTTGACGATATGTCCATTGCACCAATTGCAGTTTCAAGTAGAGCACCTATGCCAGGAGCACTCAACAAAGCCTTGCCTACAGTTTTTGCAGACCCTCTGATGCCTTCACTCAATAGGTTCAGTGGATTGAGTCTAGACGCTGCTCCGCTCACTGCTCCAAATGCGGAAGAAAGTCCTGATCCAATAGAAGACAGTAGTCCTCTACCACCACTTACTACTTTACCTGCTGTGGACGCAATTGTGCGACCTGCCAATCGTGGAGCAAGACGAGCAGTACGCAACAATCGACCAGTACGACCTCTACGACCTACCATGCCTATGGCGGTGTCCATCAATCCGCCCGATTCACCTGACCCCTGTCCATCCTGATTGCCAAACATAGACATGAGTCCACCGCCACCGATTCCCAATTTGTTTGCAATAAGAGCCATAAGACCGACAAGAGTTCTTGGATCTTTGGAGCCTTTATCTCCTATTGCCTCTGCCATGTCATCCAGCCCCTGTAGAGGAGACTCCGCTTGTGCTCCGTATTCGGGAGACGACAGTTCTCCTGCGTCTGGTGTGCTTGATTCTGGTGGGAAAGGTATGACTGATGACTGTGCGCGTCTTCCAGTGAATGCGCCACCAAAATCTAGATACCCTGTTCTGGTTTTTGCACCACGACGAGAAACACGTTTTCCTATTCTGCCCAAGAATTCTGATTCGGTGTCTCGTGATTCTCTTCGTTCCCGAGCAATATCAGACAGTAGACCACCCACAACAGGAATACCTGCAAGAAGCCTTTCCGGAATGGATCGCGCATACGTCTCAACACTCTCCTTTACTCTTGCGCCAAAACCAGACTGCTTCTTTAGTGTTTCTACTACTGGCTGTATCAGTGACTCTATTTGAGACGCTACTGCGTCGGCAGTTCCGCCCTTTGCTTGTTTTGCAATATTCAGAATAGACTTTAGGCGAACCAAGTAATACGACGCTTCTTTGGCGTCTCGCGCTTCAAGTGCGTCTTCGGATAGATTAACTGCTTGCTCAAGTAGTTCTTGAGCAGCAAGTCCACTCATCTTGTTGGGGTCAAATAGGTTTCTATTTGCAGAGATGAAGTCTTGAGCAACGTCTCTGATTCCACCTCCGCCTTCTCCCCCCAATACCTGTTCTTCAAGCGTGGTGTCTGCTCCGAGTTTTTCTCGTCTTTGACGTATCTTTTCTAGTATATCAGACCGCTCTGGTGGAGCACTTGCAGCAGGCTCAGATGTTGGAGGTTCATTATCTTCTGGTTGCCTCTGTCCTTGTTTGGCTCTTTTGGCGCGTTCTTGTTCCGCAGCGCGTTCGGCTTTGGCGCGTTCTCGTGCAGCAGCGCGTTCGGCTTTGGCGCGTTCTCGTGCAGCAGCGCGTTCGGCTTTGGCGCGTTCTTGTTCCGCAGCGCGTTCGGCTTTGGCGCGTTCTCGTTCCGCAGCGCGTTCGGCTTTGGCACGTTCGGTCGCTTCAAGGTCCGCAGCGCGTTCGGCTTTGACACGTTCTCGTTCCGCAGCGAGTTCGGCTTTGACACGTTCTCGTTCCGCAGCGCGTTCGGCTTTAGCCTTTTGTTTCGTGTCGTAGTCGTTTGCGGTTTTATATGCAGCAAGAAGAGCAGTTTCTGCCTTGGCTACTTGTTTTTCTGCTGCACGAACTGCGTGAGGTCTTGCGGTTGCCGCTATGTAAGTTCCGTTTGGGTTACGACCCTTACGTGCTTTTTCAAGAACACGCTCTGCGTACTGAAACGCTTCGGTTGCGTCTGCAATTAGTTGCTGATATACCTCGTTACCTGTAGCCATGTAGTGATCCTTTGGTCATGGCAAATACTTCACAGGGGCTTTCGCTTTGACGCTCGTTCTTTCTCTGCTTTCAAATAGTTCAGCAGCAGTGTTATGTAGACTTCCCGTTCCCAAGGAATAAGGTTTTCCACCTCTTCTAGGGAGTAGTTGTGGTGCTGCATCAGGTCAAAGTTTAGTTGATAGTAAGCCCCTAGTGTGTTATGACACAGGGCTATTGAAAAAAATCGGTCACGCTCTTCAGTTCAATAGTGTTAGACTCCCCACAGTGAGGACACACAAACTTGAACGAGTACTTTAGTTCAGGGATGCTCTTAAAGTACTGCATAATTTTTTCAAACTGTTCGGGCAGCATATTCTCTACAAAGTCTGAAATCTCTTTGGGGTTAAGGTCTTTGGCTAGCACCACCTCTTCACCCAACACAAAGGAGTCAATACACTTCTTTGTCATTTCAATCACCATCTCTACTTCGGACAGATTGTAGTCCAAATCGTGCATGGACGGATACCGCATGATTACTGTGGTGTTGTCGTTCAGAGAGATTTGCGAATTGACGGCTTCTTTGTCTACCGCGCTAATACTGATATCGTCTAGTTTCAGTTTGTATGACGCGGACTGCCCACATTTACCGCATACCACTTGCGGCTTTACTTCTTCACCAACAGACTTGCAGCGTATCTGAAGAAACGCGTATTCGGTGTCTGCTGTGCAAATCTTTTTTGTGTCCAGTGTGTTCTTTGTGCACGCAGACACCACATTACGAATGGAGTCGTTTATTTGGTTTTGGTTGTTGGACTGTAAAGCCATGAGGAGAACCTTCTCCTCTTTCACAACAAACGGTCGGTACTTTACAACCATTCCAGAAACAGGAAGAGTCATGGTGTATTCAGGCAATGAAGCAAGGGTCAATTTATTCATGGTGTCCTCAAAATTGGAGATGTACTGTATTTAGTCAACGGTATGAAATGTAATCAGATCGAATTTTTCGGAAATGGAACGAAACTTCCTGCTGCATAAGGTCGCCGTCTTTGTCGTAGCCCAACTGGATTTCACCCACTGATTTGGGATACGCTTCCTCAAGAGTGCAAACATGATAGAACCCGTCGTCACGGTTGAGTGCGTTTATTTGAATTTCTGTTACATAGTTGTCGTAGTACTCCATTTTGAAGTCTTGGGGATTGCAGATGTAGTCAAGCCACGCGTCAAAGAACTGCCGCTCCCGTAGATCCGCAGACAGTATGAATGTGGCGTTTAGTTCTCCTTGGTATGTCATCTCAAACGGGAAGTTTCGTGCTGGTCCGTACAGGCGATTGGACTGGGTTGCAAGAGACTTGCTTGGTATTGATATGGAACTGCACCGTACAGACAGTTGCTGCAAAAACGAAAAGTCCACCGTGAGTTCTCTCGGCGGAAGTATTATCATTTCGTAACGATTTCCGTGTGCAACCCCACTCTGAAGAATGGAGTCCATCATGCTGTTTATGTTTCCTGGTGTGAATGCCATTCAGTCTCCCCTTATGAATCGTCTGTATGTGCGTGCAAATACGGTTTCTCTTTGAATACGCTTTGGACGGGTTCCGGTTTCTGTGCTCTTGAAACCTTCCAGTTTTGCTTGAACAATGTCACTCCAAAAGTCAAAAGGAATGATCACAGGTCTACGCTTCACCCCTTCCCATAGGTATCGGCGGAAGCACGGCTTGTATAATCTGAAACGAGCAGAACTGGGTAGCGTGTTTTCCTTTAGCACGAATCGAGTTCTCCAGTCCTCCCTTTCCTTGTTCGGGATGGTTGCTAGATTCTCCATCATTTGGGTGAACAGGAACTCTCTCCACTTTGGAGACAGGAAGTGTAGGTTTATCCCCTCAAATCCGTCTCTGCCTGATTTGGTGACAACCACCAGTGGATACGAGTCGTAGTGCCCACCGCGTTTACGGAACGACTCGCTGATAGGCTTGTAGGTAAAGAACACCAGTTGTCCTGTGAGTAGTCGAGGGGGAATGAGCAGTGTTTTGTTGCTTTGAAAAAAGCGAAGCAACCCCACATACGATTGGTCTGTTCCACCCAATTCGCTTGTGGTGTCCTCCAGTATTTTTTCCAGTTCGTCGTTCATTTGGATTTCTTGAATAGATCGTCTTCAGTGAGAATCTTGAACTCCCACCCTTTGGTCTTTGCGGCTTCGGTCGCTGCTTCCCACTTGGCTTTGTTTACCATCCAAGTCTTGACTTCTGAAATATACCCTCGTGTGACTCGGCTCCGCTTCTTTGGCTCACTGCACTGCTTCTTTGGCTTGATTTCGATCAGAAGAGTTTTTACCCCTTCAGGAGTCTTCATCTCAACGATAAAGTCTACAAAGTACCGATGCCGCTGACGATCTACTGGACTCCAGTACGGTACAACTACCTCTTCTGATCCCCAGCGAAGTACATTTTGAGTTGTGTCGCAGTACTTCATAAACCGCCGTTCCCACATACTGCGATAGCATATCTTCATGGGATCGCCCATGTACTTTGAAGGGTTTTGCGGTTTAAATATCCCCTTGTATGCCATATAGATAGGTATGCACACAGAAACAAAAAATGGCAAACAACATTCCAAATCAAATTCAGACCGCGCCTAAACCTACCTCGGTAGTGTCCACAAATAGACCTCCCGACAATATTGCTTTGGCTTCGGGATCACGAACAAACACCACCGATCCAGTGGTTTCAGCCCTTGAAGGCGACAACGGTGGTTTAAAGGGTTCGTATTCTAATCCCAAGGTTATACGTTTTCCTGTAGACATTAGCAGTGGTCAGTATCCTCACGTCATGCAGTTCAAAGCGTACTGGCGTTGGGAACGCAAAGACCTTGCGGACGAAAGAGCAAAAGCAGTTGAAGACTCCAACGAACAAATCAACAAACTGGAGGCAATGAAAGAGCGTTTAGAACGCGGAGAGGTTCCTGCAACAATTGCTTCGCGTCTTGCTCTTGGTGGTCCAGATGTACCGTATGAAGCACTTACACAAGACACCGCAGCAGCAAAACGTCTACTGGAAGAGCGAATCAAAAGCGAGCAGACTAAACTTGAAGAGTTGAACAGTATAGGAAAGGTCAGCCTAGACACCGACGAAACTTTGCAAGTACAAGACAGAGTGGGAAACTCCATAGCAAATTTGTCGATTGCGGAGTCCGCTGCTTCTTCTGGAATTTTGGCAGCAAGCGGAGCGGCAGGATTCAGTTTGCTTACTGGTGGGTCGGGTAAAGATGCTTTGAAGAGTGCAGGCATAGCAGGACTCGTTGCAGCAGGTGGTGCTGCTGGTCTTGCCGCACTAGCAAAAGTAGCACAAAATCAACCAGTGTACGATCAGATGATTTCTATGTACCTTCCGTTTTGCACAAAGATAAACACCGAAGATATGTTTGTGTATGAAGATACAGGAGGAACAGCAGTTCTTCGTGGATTGATGGATGCAGGATCAGGAATAGATTCTGCTCTTGATGCTGCTGCTCAAGGTGTAGTCGCAGGAGCACAACAAATAGGTGGTGGTGTTGGAACTGCTGTAGGATTGGCAGGCGGTCTAGTGATTAATCCTCGTTTAGAAAAACTATTCAAGCAAAAGGAGATGCGGAACTTTACCTTTAGTTGGGAACTGTATCCGCGAAACGAGGACGAAATTACTGCCATACAAGAACTGATTAACACTTTCAGGTATCACGCCCACCCAGCAAAAGACGAGACAGTGATTGGTGACGAACCGTCTAATACACAAATCAACCTTCGTGTGCCTGCGGAGTTTACTGTACGGTTCATGTCTTACACCAAAAACGGAGACACCAGTTCGTTTCAAGACAATCCGTACATTCCTAAAATTTCTCGCTGCGTGATCAACCAAATTTCTGCTGACTTTACTCCTAACTCGGTGTTCTCGTCTTTCAAAAACAACGCACCAACAGCAGTGACACTCACCATATCCATGAGTGAAGTCACTGCCATGACCCGCGAAATTGTAGAGAGAGGATTCTGATCATGTACTTCTCTAAATTTCCCTATGTTGAGTACACACTCAACAGCAAAAACAACGAAACAAAAACAGTTCTTGTTCGCAATCTTTTACGCAGGATTGGGCTTTCAGAAGAACTGAAAACTGGAAGGTCTGTGTTCATTGAGTACGATATCAAGGACGGAGAGCGTCCAGAACACATTGCAGAGCGAGTTTACGGTGATGTAGAATACCACTGGTTGGTACTGCTTACCAACGATGTTGTTGATCCATATCACGGGTGGTGTAAATCTGGTGATGTGTTACAGGAGTACATCAATAAAAAGTACACAGGGTACTCGGTTTATATCACAAACAGAACCACTGGTTCCACTTCTGGTTGGTTTTACAATAGCAAGGTTGGGCAAGGCAGTAGCCTGTCACAAGGTAGTGTAGTTGATGCAGTAATTGAATACTCTCCAGAATTTTGTAAACTCACTGTTTCCAATCCCTCCTTTTCTACTGGTGACGCAACACTAATTGGAAATTGTGGAGGTGTACATACAGTGTATATTCACAAGATTGACCGCAATGATCTAGCGGTTCACAATTTTCAAATTACTAGACCTGTTGGTAGTTGTGGTGCAGTAGAAACTGTAACAGTTGATCCGTTGTCACAACAAACCAATAGTTACAACTTTTTGGGTGGCTTTATCAGTGGTAAAGAAAACTTGTATCCCGTGGTTGATTCCAGTGGTTTGTGCTACGACAACAGCCCAAATGGAGTGGTAGACCTTTCAGAAACCTATATTGGAAACTACATGGGTATCGGTGGTTCTTCTGTAAACATTTACAGTTTGTCCAACACAGTGTATGAACTAGAACAAAACGAGAACAAGAGAACCATCAAGATTCTACACCCACGATACAAGCGTCAGGCTCTTAAGGAACTGCAAACCCTGCTAGGACTCTGATATGCCCAATCAGTCTCAAATTGGATCAACACTTCTGAAGGCAGGCGACTATGTGATGGATCTGATTGAGATCAGGTCTTTGGTGAGTAATAGATCATTAGATTTGAGAGGACTTGTAAAGAAGGTAGAGATTTACGAAGACTTGTTTTCTCCATATCTCACTTCAAAATTGTACATAGAAGACTCGTTCAATTTTCCAGAAAAACTTCCAATCACTGGACAAGAGGTGGTAGAGATTCGCTTCAAGTCAGACATAAATGATTTCAAGCCTGTGACTCTATCGTTTCGTGTGTACAAACTAGACAATCACCAAATAGGGGACAACAGTAAAAGTCAAACATATACTCTTCATCTTATGAGTGTGGGTGGGTATCTCAACTACTCCCAGTTCTGTGGGTACTCACTGAAAGGCAGCACTTCAACAATGGTGCAAACCATCTTTGAAAAACACTTTCCTGATTCAGTGTGGCAAGATAGGTTACTGATAGAGTCAAGCAAGGAAAATTACTCCTTGGTTATTCCTGGGTCGTACACTCCATTCAAAGCCATAAACTGGTTGACTGGTCGTGCTTTTAGTGACCGTGGTTCTAACTACAGCCCTTACTACTTTTATGAAAGTCTTGACGGTTACTGCTACAAGAGCCTTGCGGGAATAATGGAAGACGGATTTTTGAAGCGACAGCGGTACACCTATATGCCGCCTAATCTAGCGTTGACCGAAAATCAGGTAGACGCCGTTCCTTTTGCAACGGCTTTGCCCCCAAGATATCACAAGATATTAGGTCTTGAAGACCTTGGACGATTCAACATGGCAACAAACATTTCAAACGGAGTGGTTTCGTCTCGTTTGATGGTTCACGATTTGATTCGTAAACAGGAACGTAACAGCCAGTTCTTTGAAAGCGATGTGTTTGAAACCAAATCAAAAATGGGAACCGAGCCTTTCTTTAAAGAAGAAAAGGGCGATGCAAACGAAATCTTAAAAACCGGAGCAGCCTTCTATTACCTGCCTTCAACTCCGTATACAGTGTACAACCAAATAAACTCGGTAGTTGACAACTTCCAACACGAAGAGTTGTTTTTGAAGCACCGACACCATACAGGCACCATGCTTACCCACAAACTGGCTATGCTAGTATACGGTGATTCGCGCAGACGAGTGGGAGATGTTGCAACCATTGATATAAGTCGTATTCAAAGTGATGGACATCTTGATGCTTCTGTATCGGACAAGAATCTTGGTGGAGACTATCTAATCACCTCTATACGACACGATTTTGGAACTGCGTACACTTGTAAATACGAACTATCTAAAACCTGTATGGGGGTGTGATGAAAGGCTTTCTAGGAAAAGAAGGATTTGTGTGGTGGCATGGTGTAGTGGAAGACACCGCCGATCCCTTACAACTTGGTCGGTGCAGAGTTCGTATATTTGGATTTCATGTAAAGGACAAAGTACAACTACCCACCGCCGATTTACCGTGGGCGTATCCAATCCAGCCGCTGACTTCTGCTGCACTTTCAGGAGTAGGACAGTCACCCACCGGACTACTTGTTGGTTCTCATGTGTTTGGATTTTTCAGAGATGGAGAAGAAGCACAGGATCCTGTTATGATGGGATCTTTTGGTGGGATACCTCAAACTCAAAGCATTACTTCTGAAGGGTTTCAAGACCCAAGCGGTAAGTACCCTGCTACTACCTCTTCTGTTTCTTCTGGTGTGTTTCCTTTAGGAGTTTCTGTGGTTGGCGAACAGGACACCAACCGCCTTGCACGAAACTCTGATCCCGCTCAAATGCAAAACACTATTGTGGCACAGAAAAGGGCTACGGTAAAGAAAGATGTGCAGAGTAATCCTAACATGAAAGCCAAGTCTTCGTGGTCGGAGCCTCCTACTCCGTACGCTGCACGCTACCCACGCAATCATGTTAGTTTCAGTGAGAGCGGTCATGTGCAGGAAGTGGACGACACACCCGGTGCAGAAAGACTGCACAACTATCACGAATCAGGAACCTTTACTGAAGTAGGAAACGGATGGCAAAACAATCCTGATGGAACTCGCGTCCAACGAGTTGTCGGAGACGACTACGAAATTGTGTACGGCAACAAAAAAATTCACATTGCTGGCGGCGCAGGCGTTGATTTGGTAATTGAAGGCGGAATGAATGTAACCATAAATGGTGGCGTGAATGTTCAAATCAATGGTAACGCAGACATTCTTGCAAACTCTAATGTAAATCTACAAGTAGAGGGTGATCTAAAGGCGTCCGCAAAAACTATGGAGTTCTACACAGACGGAGACATAGGCTTCTCGGGCAGGACTATTTCATTTATGACCGACTCTGCCGTGATAGTCATGCAGCAGGGTAAGCGTATTGAAGTAAACTCGGGCGAACCAGTAGTTAAACCCAAGCGGGTAAACTTGAGGTAATCCATGACTGGTGGCATGAACTACAGAGGAGTGCATCGCAAGTACGCCGAAGGGTCTTCGGAGTATGTTACATATCATTACGGAGATGTGGTAAAGAGAGGAACCAAATTCTATGTGTGTGATACAAAGAGTACATACGGATACATTCCTGAAGACCTTGGATCAGGATTTACACTCATGTCTTTGACTGTAGACCCATCACCAAACGATCTTATTGACGGGGGGGCATACTAATGCCAGGATTCGGAGTATGCAGAGCCAACATTGACAGTGCTGGCGGTCTGATTCTTGTGGGCAATCCAACATTGTTTTTGGATGGGTTTCCTGTATCGGTGGAAGGCAATCCTGTTGAGGATCACGGCAACGGAGAACACGACAATGCTGTAATGATACAGGGTAATTCCAACTTTGTAGTGAATGGAACTCCAATATGTACTGGTGCAAGTCAAGCCAGTTGTGGGCACACTCCCACATCTTCATCAACACTATTTGCGGGGTAAACCATGACGTGTCCGTGTAAACAAAAATTAACTAACGGCGAAAAGAGCATTCTTACATTTGGTCTGAATGACTTCCAAAACTTGTTAACAAAACCCAATGAAACTGCAATCTCGGCAGCAGCAGCACTTTCAGGTAAAAATTCTGCACGGGTGACAGCACTGTTGTCTCAAGCCACCGGAAGCACATCATCATTGAGTGTAATAGCACCTGCACTAACAGCCGCACAAACCCGTCTAACGGCAGTGGGGGCTGCGGTAAGCAAGTTTGACCAAGAGTGTGCAAAGTACAAAGACCCAAAGCAGTTGGCACGAATGATTAGTAGTCTAAATCTATACGGGCAATTTCAGTGTGCATTGGGCATAGAAGGAGTTGATGTTGCTGTGGGCATGAACATGATTCAGAATGACGGTAAACAGTCTATTCAAGCACTTGTGGCAGCACAGGTTGACATGGAAGCACTTCTGAACCAATTTAGTCCTGAATTAGGAACTTCTACCTCACAAGCAATAGCCGCTTTTCAGGGGGGAATTCAAGATGTGTTTTCAAAAATAGACGCAGCAAACTCTGCTGTAAACGGTGCTGTTGACGCGGCTACGGCTAAAATGTCAGAAGCCCTGTCGTTTATAGACAAGGTTACCTCTATAAATCTGATGAGTAACATAATTTCAGAAAGTAATGACCCGTGCAACCAGTTGAGTGTGGACTCTACAGTTAATTTGGTGAATCCCCAATTTACAAATACGGTTCGATCTGCATTGGCAAGTTCAGGAAGTACCAGTTTCAGATGAACAGCATTACCGAATTTCTCAAATCAGCAACAGACCTTGCGCTTGTGTGGGGCGAGTTTTTGGGTGTATTGATCATGGGAGTCGGTATCGGTGTTGTTGGGGTGATCCGTAGCCGCAAGCAGACAGAAAAGAAAATAGAGGAAGCAGCCAGGGTAGAGGAGTCACACGCTGTGATTCGCCACACCCGCGTTCACGAACACCTCACTGAACTGCGCGTCACTGTTCGTGCGTCTCGTTGCTTGGTGTTTCAGTTTCACAACGGGGGCAAGTTTGCTGACGGCAGTTCCATTAAGCGTATATCTGTTACCCATGAGTCGTGTGCAAGCGGGGTAAAGAGCATGATGATTGAGTCGCAGGATGTTATGCTGAACCGATACATTGATGTTGTCCGTATTCTTGACCAGTCTCCTGATCGAATTATTCGTGTAGAGACGCTATCTGAGTCCGCATTCCGTTCAAGTTTTGAGATAAATAATGTACTGTTCTTTACTGTTAGTCCGTTGCGGTGCATGGACGGAGTAACGCCTTTGGGATTTGTGTGCTGTCAGTGGTGTTCTACTGACGGGCTAGATCAAATTGAGAAGGACGGCATTTCGGAGCATTCGGTGGAACAGGTCATAGAAAGTAGCAGTAAAACCATAAACGCTCACCTGACGAACCAACGGGAGACTTGACTAATGGCAGTTAGACTGGTCAACACGAACAGTAACACCCCTTCGTACTCCGATGTGGAGATTGGTTTATCGCGCAACCCCAAGACTGGCGATTTGCTCACGGTTACAAATTCTGCTGCGGTGCGGCAGTCCATTCGCAGTCTTATAAGCACATCATTTGGAGAACGACTGTTTCAACCACGAATTGGTGGGTCACTACGAAACTTGCTGTTTGAGCCTATTGACGAAATTACTGCATTAGAAATCCGTGACCGTTTGATTGAGACTCTGCGTAAGCACGAGCCTAGAATTGGAACTTTGTTTGTGGATGTTAGTTCTGACGCAGACGGAAACAGTTATACAGTAAATGTAGAGTACGGAATGCTAGAGGTGAACGAGTCTCAAAAGATAACAGTCACCCTTGAAAGGATACGGTAACAGATGGCTACTAGAAGCGACAGTTTCAATCTGCTTGGATTGGATTTCCAAGACGTCAAAGCGTCTCTGAAATCGTATCTGTCGTCCCAAGCAACACTCAAAGACTACAACTTTGACGGCTCGGTTTTGAGCACCATACTGGATGTGCTTGCGTACAACACCCACTACCAAGCCTTTTACGCCAACATGGTGGCAAATGAAGCGTTCTTGGACTCCGCTGCACTGCGTAGTTCTGTTGTATCCCATGCAAAAACATTGGGGTATGTCCCGTCTTCTATCAGAGCAGCAAATGCGGTCTTAACCATTACTGCTCCAGCGGCAAGTAACAACACCTACTTGTCCAGAGGAACAGAATTTATTGGAGTTGCAGGCGATGGAACTCAATACAGGTTCTCTTTGGTTGACACTGTTTACGCAAACGGAAACACTGAAAAGTTTGAGAACATTAAGATATACGAGGGTACACTCCGTCGTATAAGTTACATTTACGACAGTAATCGTAAAAACGGGACACTGCTCACTATACCAAACAATAAAGCAGACACTTCTACTGTGCGCGTACGTGTCCAAGCGTCACCCACAGACACCACTGGTTCTACTGATGTGTGGTCTTATACCACAAACTACATTAGTCTTACTTCTACATCCAAGGTGTTCTTTCTTCAAGAAAAGGAATTGGGTATTTACGAGGTGTTCTTTGGCGACAACTTCATGGGATCTCGTCCATCAGATGGTAGTCTTATCACCATTGAGTATTTGGAGACAAACGGAGAAGAAGCAAACGGAATCTCGTCATTCACCACTGCAATATCCGGACTACAATCAATACAGACAGTTGCGGCTTCCTCTGGAGGGTCTAGTCCTGAAAATTCGAGTCGCATAAAGTTTCTTGCTCCACGCTTCTATCAGTCCCAGTCCCGTGCAGTAACAGAAGACGACTACACTGCGAAAGTTTTCAAAGAGTATCCAAACACTGACTCCGTTGTGGTATACGGTGGAGAAACAGTGTATCCTCCTCAATACGGTAAAGTGTTTATTGCTGTAAAGCCACAGAGTGGAAATGCTCTAACCACTGACGAAAAAACATCACTGATTCGCTCTCTACGACAAAACTCTTCTATTGTAAGCATTATTCCTGAAATAGTCGATCCAGACAATATTGACATTATAGTGGACTCTTTGATTACATACAATCCAACAGCAACAACTTTATCTGTTGGTACACTCAAGGCACTCATAGTAGCGTATATTTTCAACTACTCATCAACCTATCTTGAACGGTTTGGTTCAAACTTATACTTGTCTAAACTCACTCAAGGAATAAACGGTTTAGACTTGTCCATACTAGGCAATCAGACAAAAATCAAAATGCGTAAGAGTGTAAACTTATCTAAACTTGTGGCAGGAAAAGGAATACAAATCACTTTCAACAATCCATTACACCACCCACATGACGGACACGGTTCTGTTTTAAGCACTACAGAATTCTCTCATGTTGGATCAGATGGTGTAACATATACAGGTGTTTCAGCAGTGGACAATGGGTACGGCAAGATTGATTTAATCAAATACGAAATAAACGGTGGTATTCGATTAGTGTATCCAAACATTGGAGTGATTAAGTATTCCGAAGGTGTTGTGTCCTTCAATACACGATTCGCTCCAATTACTTCAAGTGTATTTTTCAGTGTTACCGTTCAGCCTGACAATTTAGACCTCTTTGTATTTGAAAACAAGATACTAAGAATAAGTAGAGGGTATTCAGATTCTGTATCAATTTCACTAACTACACAAACAGACCGCAAACAATCTTTGACTGCTAATTCAAATACAGCAGTGCATTCCACAGGCGGAAGTAGTACTCCAACATATTTCAGAAGCAATGGCAGTGGTAGTAGCAGCAGTGGTAGTAGCAGCAGTGGTAGCGGTGGTAGTAGCAGCAGTGGTGGTGGTAGTAGCAGCGGTGGTGGTGGTAGTAGCAGCAGTGGTGGTGGTAGTAGCAGCGGTGGTGGTGGTGGATATTAAAAATGGTAAACGCTAATAGCATAATTCTAAACACTAGCGTAGAGTCTTTAGAGGACATCTTTTCTCCATTCATAGAGCAGCAGTTCCCGTCTTTTGTTCGTGCAGACTATCGTAAATTAGTTTTATTCGTGAAAGCGTATTACGAATGGTTGGACCAGCGTGGAAATTCTGGTTATGTGCTTGGTAAACTGGACACAGTTTCCGATGTGGATCAAAATGTGGATGAGTTCTATTCACACTTTACAAACACATACCTTGCATCGTTTCCTACTCTGCTTGCCACAGATTCATTGGGTAACAAGCCCAACAAGAAAACTCTTCTGAAAAAAATCAGAGACTTCTACGGCAACAAGGGTACAGAAAACTCATACAAGTTCTTGTTCAAGGTGCTATATGACAGCGACTTGGAGTTGTACTACCCTAAGACTGATATCCTTAAAGCGTCTGATGGACAGTGGACAGAACCAATTTCTATCAAGACAACCTCCGTTAATGGATCAAATCTGTTCAATGTAAAGAACGGAACAATCGTTCAGTACGACTCGGGAAGAAATGTATTGGCGTCTGCTGAAATTGACTCTGTTGTGCAGTACTCGTTTAACGGACTGCTCATTACCGAGTATTTCATCAAGGATTTAAACGGAGACTTTGTTCCCAATCGTGATGTAACAGTGAGCAAAGGTTCTGTGGAGTACTCTGAAATTGCGTATAGTGTGCTTGGTGAGTTCTTTGTTGAACTTCCAGGTGAAGGCTATCAGATTGGTGACACTGTTTCTGTTGTAACCACAGCAGGAACTGGATTTGTTGCGCGAGTAGAGCAAACTGGTTTGGCAGGTAGTATCAAGAAAATTGGTATTATCAACTCGGGTGTGAACTACGGCTCCGATGTTATTGCTAGCGTGATTAGCAACAGTGGTGGTCGAACCGCAAAAGTCATTGCTCTTCGCAGTGCCATTACCTATTATCCAGGATACTTTTCAGGAAATCGTGGCAAGGTGTCGAGCAACAAGTACGTGCAGGACGGAAACTACTACCAAGAGTTTTCGTATGAACTGAAGAGCGCAATTTCACTGAAAACCTACTTTGATGTGCTTAAGCGTATTGTTCACCCTTCTGGAATGAAGATGTTTGGTTCCATCTTGGTGAAGAAAGCAATTGACAACGCACTGTCTTCATCATCACAGGAAACTACTTTCGAGACTCCTGTTGTTGGACGATACACACCGTATGCTCCACGCACATTCAATGATCTACGCAACGGCTACTTCTTACCTAATCAGGTGAAGGGTGCTACCCTACAAGTGTGGTTGAGTGGCTACAATGTTCGTGGAAACACCAGCACTGGAGTCACTGCAAACCGCAGTGATTTGGGTGAAACTGCTGGCTTGGCGTTTGGTGTAAACTCTTGGCAGAGTCTTGTTACTGGATACACATTTTCTCACGCTACTGTCTCTTCGGATGTGTGGCTGACACCACGATTCAAATACGAGGCGGTAAACACACACCCGTCTTTGGTGGTTCGTCCTGTAAACGAAAACGGTTCCGATTTGTATGAACCCACAACCGGAGTAACTGTAGCCCAGTGGAGAAGTTTAGGTTACGAAGGGCTGTCTCTTGGGCGGTTGGGGCTTACAGCGGGTCGCTCGTACTTTGCGGTTTGCAAACCTCGTATTGGTGGCAGCATTACGGCTGTTGGAACTACAAACGGTCGTGCGTTGGTCAGTGATCATTTTGGGCATCACGGAATTGCATTTGGTTTCACTGGAGACACCACTACACTGAAGGTTTTGGGTTGGAATGTTGGTGCGTCTCGGGTAAACTGGGTGATTGGAAACGCAGGATCCACAGGAGAGTGGAAACTGCTGTCGCAAACGTACTCGTACTCCACTAGCGGTAACTCGGGTCCGCTGTCGCTGTTCTTAAACGGTGTGTGTTTGGGAACAACTGCTGAAGCCACAAACATAACCTCCGCCTCACACGGTGCAACACTTGCTGTTGGTCAAACAAAGAATGTTGCCGATTTGTGTTTTGACGGCGAAATCGCTGAAGTACTGTGCTATCAGGGTGATGTGGGTGAAGGGGATCGACAGAAGATTGAAGGGTACTTGGCACACAAGTACAATCTAGACGGCAACCTTCCTGCTTCACACCCGTACAAGACTACTCCTCCTGGTGCGTCGCTGCCTGCGGGTGGTTGGAGTGGATCCACCGGCGACTTCTATCCTGTTGGATACAATCCGTACATTGGCTCTACCACAGAGGTTGGACCAAACGGCAGCACCGCTGCACTGGGTTCGCTGTTCTACAATACAAACTTGGGGTACACATACACAGTGATGGACGAGTTTGGACTCACCGCACACAATCCTATTGGTTCTCCATTGGGTAGCACTACTGCGTGGTACAGCGGCAAAGAAGGGTCGTTGACTCCTGAAGGTATGCGTGGTCTTGTGCTGTGGCTGAAGCCAGAGAACATCGGGGTGTGTGGTTCTGTGGTCAACGGTGTAAGCACAGATGTGTGGACGGACGCATCTCCACAGGCTAATCACGCCCTGCCGCCCACATGGGATCGGTGGAACGGCTCTTTTACAGCAACAAATACAAGTATTACTACTAGTGGCGGATGGTCAAAGCATCTGTATGACAGTACAAACGCTGTAACAAAAATCAGATTCGCCCTAAACGGACTGTGTGGAGGATTCACTACAGGACGGTTAATGGCTATTGGTTTTGACCGAGACCCTGCTACTTCAACTTCATTTTCGGGTATTGACTACGCATTTTACAGTTACGGTCCTCACGACAATACACCAACCAATCTCAATAGGTCAAGAAGAGTTCTGTGGCTTACTAACTTTAGCGGAACACAAGACAACGCAGATTTGCTAAACGCTGGTGCTTTGAACAGCACTAATTTTTCGGCATACGATGACTATGTGTTTGAACTGGAGTACGAAGAGCCAAACATTGTGTGGAGAATAAATGACTCCGTTGTTAGAAAACAATTTTGTGGGTACGGGCAAACTTTTTACTTTGATTCTTCTTTCTATACTCTCGCGTACACTGGACACATTGGACACTCTTTCACTGTGTTGGGTATGTGGAACGGAACCAACCCTGTTACACCAACAGTAAGTACACTTGTAACAAATAAACCTGCTGAAATATACACGCAAGTCTACGCAGGAGTCACCATCGACAAACTGCGACCCACCCTGCAAACCGCAGGGTTCGGTGGAGCCACTGGAATTTCATTCAACGGCGGACTGGTGTTCTCTCCACAAACTCTCTACCGTGGTGTAAGCCTTGCAGCAGGCATCTGCATGGGATTCACTGCCGCAGGTAGCAGTGCAGAGAAACTACTCACAGGGCAGCACCTGTATCTTAAGCGTCCACTAAAGATCACTGATGACGCAGACATCTTTGTGGTGTACCGCCCCACCCTTGAAGGCTTGAGTTACGGATACGGTGTTCTTGCGTCTCGTAACACCAACGTCATGTACGGCAACAATGTGCGGTTTGACTCTGTACTGTTCAACCGCTCGTACAATGAAATCGACCGAAACACCAGCCTGCAAAACTCTTCGTACTACAGTATTCTGCCCAACGGAACAGTCATGTATCCAGGCGCGTCTCTGCCGCCTTCGGGACTCATGGGTTTCCGACCACAGGGAGATGCGTCAGGGGCAGCACAGAATTTCATTGCATACGATCCCCATGTGTCTGGTGTGTGTATGGGTATTTGCATTGGAGAAGCCACCCGTGATCTTGGTGGTCGTATTGATTCGTTTGTGAATGGTGATCGTGCGCTGAACCGTTCTCGTAGCACTGGGCGACAGATTGGTTCGGTTTCTCCACCACCAAGCGACGAATACGCAATCAGCAAAAATCTGCTGTACCGATTCGACGCAGGCAAGACCGCTTCACTGGGCGAGTTTGTGACCGCAAAGACTGCCAATCTGCTTGATCCGTATCCGTTGCGCGAAACACCTCTGAACTTTATTGGTCCCATTGCTCCGTCCATGTGGGGAGGAGACGGAGGGTTCACCCCTGCTGTCTTGGTGACGCAGGACGATGGAGCCAGCATAGACACGGATGAAGTATACGAAATGACCACAGGAACCAATAGTAATATCTATTTGAACAGAGGCACTGCTGGTGGCGGTGCTGCCGCAGGTGCGTGGGTAGACTCCACCACCACTTCCACCACATGGACTGCTTCGTTTACCATTCGTAGGGACGACGGTGCCGCTATTACAAGTGCTAGTGTGTACATTTACACGCTTGGCAGCAACGATTCCGCACCAGGAACAATTGAGTCATTGGGTAGTGGGTGGTATCGTGTTACACGAACAAAAACACTAACAACTGCCGCCGCCGCAAACATTCTCATAGGGCTTACGGGTTTGGGAGCAGGGGTAAAGTACCGTATTGGTCGTGTGTTCTTGCAGCCGTATCCTGCGAGCAGCGATATTGCAGGCACAACCATACGGTCATCAGGCAGTTATCCTACTGGTTACACTAGGGTTGGAACCGTTACTGCAAACGAAGTGGGATACAAGACTGGACCTTCAGGCTATGCCGAAACCGTGTGGCACGGCAAAAACCACTCTACAATTGACACCGTTGCGTCATTCAACCCTAATGTTGGGTTCAATACTCCTGTTGTATCTGTAGACCGCACCAAACTGTACAGGTATTCTGTGTGGGTAAAACGAGCGGTGTTGAGTAATGGTAATGTGTATTTTGGAAACAGTTCCGCTGTTCTAAAGCGCAGCGACGGAACCACAGACACCAATCCATATTTTGATTCAGGGGGAGAAGCCGATAGTTCGTATGTTGGAAAGCAAAACCAGTGGGTACTGGTTGTTGGTCATATTCATCCCGTTGGCAGCGGCACAGGCTCCAACCACCCCAACAGCGGGTACTATCTGCCCAACTCAGGAACAACCTACTCAGGATTAGTAAATGCCACTCATGGCGACAAGGTGTGGACTTCTACAAACACAACAGACGCGCTTCGTGTGTTCCTGTACGGGTCAAACAACAGGGGAGAAGAAGTACAGTTTGCTCGTCCCCGAATTGAAGTGGTTGACGGCAGTGAAATCTCAATTGAAGACCTTACGAGTAGTTCCATCAATAAGGTGTACGATTTGAGCACCACTGGTGCAATTTCTGAAGTTCTGAATGAAGTGGGCTACTCATCGGACGGAGGCGGGTGTGTGGTGTTCAATGGCGGACCAGGTGTAATCTCTACAAATACTCCACTGGTGTTTGGCAGCAACCGAAACATTACATGGGAGGCGTGGGTAAAGCCGTCCGTAGGGGGTGGACACGATATGTACATGGGTTCGGGTGATCTTCCGTATTTTGACAACTACGCTGGTGGGCGTTTGCTGTGGAGCGTGAATCAGGCTGGAGCGCAGAAATTAATTACATCAGCACCAGGATTTTTCGCGGCAAATGCTTGGCATCATGTGGTGTGTGTTTCCAAATACGACGGAACAACTACTCGGTACACAGTTTACAAAAATGGAGTAAAGATCACCACCACAGACGAGTCTGGTGCAGACACTTCAACCACTGGATTAACTGGATCAGAACTATTAGGTAGCAGCAATAACGGAAATGTTGTGTTCAGCATAGGAAATTGGTCAAGTGGTAATAGATTTACTGCGGGTGGAAAGGACTACGCTTTCCGAGGCTCGGTTTCAAATACTCGTGTGTACTCACGTGATTTGACTCCATCAGAAGTTCAGCAGAACTTTAACGCTTTGCGAAACCGATTCGGTTTGTAAGGAGACTGGTATGCCTGACGAGTTTTTACCACAACTAGAAAATCAGTTTGCCGCAGGACCGGATCAGTCCAATCCTGTAGACATTATTTTGGGCAGAATTGGTGCAAATGTGAGTGCAGGAGCCACAGGCAGCGGTGTCACTGGATCAGCAGCGTGGATCACTTCTGTGCAGACAAACACTCCCTCGTACTCATTTGCAGGAGTGATCAGCGAAGTGATTGTGTTTGACCGCAAACTGGACGACGCAGAACGAAATCGCGTGTACTCGTACTTGGCT